ATATTTTTTAATAGATTGTAAATGTCGGGGATGCGCGGAATGTTTTTCTGGGTCTGGATATAGAAATCGAGAGCCTTATAAAACTGTTCTGGGGCTATTGCGTTGAAAGCCTTCTGCCACTCGTTAAGAACCTCATTGGTTGCGTAAATTCGTGGCCATAATTCTTTGATTCTCGTAAACGCTGTTTGTATCTCTTGATGTGTCATTTGTGTGTCTCCTTGAATGCACTAAGAACTCACAACATAACTCTTATATCATAGCTAATCAACCCTGCTTTTATGCACTCCCTGCGCGTGATCATACTCATACCCCTGATAATCTGGTGAGCTGGCACTAAAGCAAAACCATTTACGGAGACACAAATGGGAACCATACCAGTAGAGAAAAGAGTAGATATCGCTAATATAATCAGTATAGCAGTGGAGTGCGTGGCAGCAGCGCTCTACGACCATGGCGTACCCTGCGATGAGGTCAAAGCTGAGCTCGGGCTCTACCGCTCAATTGCAGCTAGTACAGGAGTCGGGACTGGCGTAACCTCTAAGCATGTCAAAACACAACCCAGACCCCCAAAGCCAACAGGTAGACCTGCGTCGCGTACAGCAACTACGGCCCGCCCACGACTTAGCGGTGGACTTGCTTCGTATTGCTAATAAACCGGAACAGGCAGAACTCTTAGTACTCCAGATTCGTAGGGTGTGCCTAAAAGCCCTCCAGGACTCCGCGCACCCCGAGATGAGGGGTATCATGGGGTCTGAGAGAGATAAGCTTGTACAGGGGCTTCCTAGAGCTCCTGAAGAGGCATTATTAGATCTCAAGGTTCCGCTAAAACCTACCGATGACTCCGGTGACACTATTGAGTTCTGGTATGGTTGTTAGGAGACACACTATGAAATGGTACGAAGACGAGTATTGGACCCAAATTTGCGGTATAACCCTTGGTATCATAGGCGCTAGCTTTGTGCTGGCTTGGATAGTGTAGCCCTGGTATAGTTGTTGGTATATCTCCGCCGGAGCGTCAGCAGCTAGCTACTTGTCGATGCTGATGCTTCTGCACTACTGAGTCCAAAGGAGCGTGACACGGCCGCTCACGGTGGTACTTAAACCCGGCGGAGTTTTATTTTCTTATCAGATTTATCTTCTTAAAATCAACCATTTATAACAACTACAGCGGCGTACTGTTTAAAATAGTACAAATCCTATTGCGTATAGTGATAATCTCAGGTATAGTGGTTATATTGAGTAGGTAATCGATAACAACGGAGACACAATATGAACCCTAAACTCTTCGCAACATTCGTAAGCGTGGCATTCTGGGGCATCATCACCATGTTCTAAATAACAACCTTAAGGAGACACACCATGGGAACCATAAAAATATACGATACCGTCTACATCACTAACCTCACCACCGGCAAAGTAGAGCAAGTCTTCCACCAAATTCATCGTACCACCCAGTTCACTGATCTCATCCGTGATATCAGTAACTTAAACTATGTCGCTCACAGGCGCCCACGTAACCTCGCCGCTATCGCTAACGATAAAATATTAGTCACTTATGTCTAACAAAAAGGCTGCCAATATGACCAAAAAAACATACCTCATCCGCGACTTCCCTGCTGACCTACACCGGTCAGCCCAAATACTCGCCTGCAATGAACAAACAACCCTCAAGGCCCTGCTTTTAGAGGGCTTGGCCATGCGCATCCTCGATAGTGCTGCCAAAAAACTAAAAGTAAAGCCGGAGACATCAAAATGATACCGCCCAAGTTTCTACTTTCCACCTTCAGGGGGGACGGGTTGTTCTCACTAAGCTCATTCTACTCCTTGGATGAAATGATCGATTTTATCAAATCGATAGCCGCAGAGAATGATAGCCTTGAAGAAACCCTAAACACCGCCCCAGTCGTTCGTATTGAAATTGACCTAAAAACCGGAGACACAAAATGACACAACCAAAAATTGACCCCTGGGTACTCGCTCGTCATATCGCCGCTAAGCACCTAAATGAAGCCGTAAAGGAAATAGAAGCGGCCGGCATACCCGTCGATGTCTTCGCCCAAGTGGACATTCACAACCTCGCAAATGCCGTAGCTACACGCTGCGTGCCGGCTAGGCAACCACAGGCAACACCTGCTAATCTAGATCTATGACTACCACGGGACATGACCTTCTAATCGGTATGCTCCTCGGTAGTCTCTGGGCTTGCTGCATCATCATGCTCCTGCTCGCTGTTAACTGGTTTAGACCAAGGTAATACCGTGGCTAAAAAAAACGGGCCCCCACTCGGTAGGCCCACACTAGTATTCACCGACGACGACCGCGCCGAAGTGCGTAAGTTCGCAGGCTATGGCATGTCCCAAGAACGCCTTGCAAAACGTATGGGCTGCTCCGTCGAAACTCTCGTCAAGAATTTCGAGAAGGAATTGCGCGAAGGTGTCGATGATTGTTTATCAACCGCTGTTTCAGCTTTATTCGGGAATATAAGAAACGGTGATACCGGCGCAATCTGTTTTTACCTGAAAACTCAGCACCAATGGCGCGAGAAATCACAGGTTGAACTAACCGGCGCTGACGGTAGCTCTCTCCTCGCACCTGTACTAAATATCTCTGTCGCTAAAAAATGAGCACGTCGCGACTTACTCATAATCCTTCTTTGATACTCACGGCATAGACGCGCAGCCAGACGCAAGGTTATAAATATGGGTACATGATCCCCTCGTCCGTAAAACCTGAAATCAATATCGAGCTTACTGAACGACAAGCCGAAGTAATGCAATCCAACTGTACCTCAATCCTCTATGGGGGCGCAGCCGGTGGTGGTAAAAGCTATCTATCAAGATGCCTCGCTATTCTTTGGTGTATGGAAATCCCTGGGCTCAATGTGTATCTTTTTCGCAGGCTGTACGACGATCTAGACAAAAACCACCTACAGGGCCCAACCGGATTCAACGCAATGTTGGCCCCTTGGTGTAACACTAAGCACCCACAGTCTAACCTAATCGGTGGTGTGCTTTGCGATATAGTCGATGGCGAGATCCGCTTTTGGAATGGCTCACGTATCTTCCTCTGTCATCTCCAGTATCAGAAGAATCTCACCAAATACTATGGCCCCGAATTCCACGTCCTTATGATCGAGGAAGCTACTCAGTTCACGGAATATATGATCCGTTTTTTACGCTCACGCTTGCGTATGCCTAAAAGTCTTAAAATTCCCGATAAATACAAAAAGCCTCAACATGAATGGGCCTCCCCAACAGAGGCCGAATACTATTTCCCACGTGAGGTCCTAACCAGTAATCCCGGTGGTGTCGGACATGCGTTTATTAAGAACTCCTTTATATCCTGCGCTCCCCCAGGGGTGCCACACGTAGCCTCAGAAGAAGATGGTGGTGCAACTACCGTGTTTATTCCTGCTAAAATTGATGACAACCCACACATAAATAGAGAAGCCTACAAAAAACAACTTAAAGGTCTTCCGCCTCAACTCGTGGCCGCTCTTCTCGCGGGGAACTGGGATGCGATCATGGGTGCGTTCTTCCCCGAAATAGACCGCTCAATCCATGTAGTCAAATCATTTCAAATTCCATCATCATGGACACGCCTCATGGCTATGGACTGGGGAGCCGCCGGCGAAGGTGACCCCTTTAGTTGCGGTTGGGCAGCCGTAAGCGACGGCTCGTTCCCCGAATACCCTCGTGGCTCAATAATCTTCTACCGCAGGTGGACCGGTCACGGCCTCCCCAAAACTACAGCTTCCGCTGTAGCCGAAGGTATCATCTCTCGGGAACGTCATGACGGCCAAATATCCACTCGAGTAGCTGGTGGTGATATCATGGAAAAACGTGGCCACGGTCCTTCAATATTCGAGATATTCTCTAGTGCAGGTGTCCACTTCTCTAGGGCCGATAATCGCCGCGCTTCAGGTTGGATGCAGATACGAGAACGACTGGTTGGCAAAAATGGGATCCCAGCCGTATACTGGTTCGAGGAAGCGGCGGGGGACCTAGACACCATGGGCAACCTTCAACACGACCTGAACGATACAAGCGATTGCGCACCAGGTGACGATCACTGTGCCGATCGTGTTCGCTATTTACTGATGGCAAGACCCTGGGTTAGGGAAGCACCGTCAACTTCTAAAACGCTTGCTGAACAGTTCAGGCCTCCTACACTAAACGAGTCTTGGGAAATCCTAGGAAGAAAGAAACGATGAGCCGTAAAACTACCGAAGAATCAGCAAGCTCAACAGCTAATAAATGGATACGTGAGATCCAAAAGGTTCTCGACTCTAAAGAACGCACAAGTTACATTGAGACTGGTGAGCGCATCGAGCGGATTTATCGAGGTGCCGGTAACTACGGGATTACCCCAACACACGAGCGTAATCTTGCCTTAGCGCCATATAATATTCTCTGGTCTAATACGCAGGTGATGAAGTCGGCCCTGTATGCTCGGACCCCCAAGCCTGTAGTTGAGCGCCGTCATAGGGATATGGATCCAGTTGGTAGGTTGGCCGCATTAGGCGGAGAGCGTGCGGTGAGCTTCATGATCGGAGTGCAGCAAGATGCATTTAACTATGGCGTGTCTTCCGCAGTAGAAGACAGACTCCTACCCGGATGTGGGATGGTTTGGCTTCGGTATGATGCCGACTTCGAGATTGCCGAGCTCCAAGAAGATGACGCCGATGCCTACGAGAGTGATGACCCTGATACAGAGCTTGAGAGCGAAGAGCTTCCCGAGAAGGTAGTGAAACCTAATAGCGAGAAGGTCCTCGTTGATTACGTCTATTGGCAGGACTACCTAGAAGCGCCAGCTCGTACACCCTATGAAGTACGTTGGAAAGCACGGCGCGCCTTCCTCTCAAAGGCTAAGTTCAAGGAGCGCTTTGGGGAAGAGGTTCTAAAGTGTTGTGGTACTGCAGTTAAAGAAGCCCGCGAAAGCAATAACGACGAGGAGTCTAAAAACTATGGTACGCAGTATGAGGTTTGGGAAATCTGGGATAAAGAAACCAAAAAGATTTACTTTATCTGTCTTGATTACAAAGATTCATGCCTTGATATTAAAGATGACCCGTTACATCTAGATGGATTCTTTCCATGTCCATTCCCGCTACTCGCTACCACGACCACGTCGAGCCAGTGGCCTACTCCAGACTATCGAATCTATGAGCGGTTAGCCGAGCAGTACAACGATATATGCATGCGCGAAACTGCGATGATTAACTGCATCCGTCTTGTCGGTGCAACGGCGTCAATATTCAATAAAGATATTAAGAATATGCTCACCCTCGCCGATGGCCAACTCTGGCCTATCGATAACTGGGTGAGCTTTGTTGAGCGTGGTGGTCTCAAAGGCGCCATCGACTGGATGCCGTTCGACCAGTGCATTGCGGCACTCCCTGCACTGCAGGAGGAAAAGCAGCTCGTACTCGCCCAGATATGGGAGATCACGGGGATACCTGACATCGTTCGCGGTAGTAGCGACCCTTCAGAAACAGCAGCGGCACAACAGTTAAAATCCAACTGGGTTAATATAAAGATAGCTGAGAAGCAGGGAGCTGTTCAGCGATTCTGTCGTGAAATCATCAGTAAGATGGCTGAGATTATATTTGAGGAAGGCTTATTTTCAGATGAGACCATCGCCCTCATGGCTGGCGTTGCTCAGATGTCCCCTGATGACCAAGCAATGTGGCCACAAGCTTTGGCGCTCCTCCGTAACGACAGGCTTCGTACTTTCAGTGTGGGTATCGAGACTGACTCAACCATATCAACGGACGAGGATGCGAATAGAGCCGCAGTTATGCAGTACGTTGAGGCTATGAGTAGCCTTGTTGGCTCACTACAGAACGTGTCCCAGTTTAGGCCTGAACTAATGGCACCAATGATCGAGTCTGCTCAGTTAGCGGCTCGTACGTTCCGCGCTGGTCGTAGTACTGAGGGCGCATGGAATATGGCTATGCAAAAGATTGAGGATAACGATAAGGCAGCCGCTGAGAATCCACAGCCGCCACAGCCTGACCCGGCAACTATTCAGGCCCAGGCTTACGCACAGGATATTCAGGCGAAGAATGAGCTTAAGCAGCTCGAAATGCAGAACCATGCTATGGAAATGCAGGCCACTCAGCAGGTTGATATGCAGAAACTACAGTTCCAAGCACAGGAGCTACAGCAGAGGGCCACTGAAGCACAGATGCGTTACGACGTGGATGTGCAGAAGATCCAGCTTGAGTCCGCTAAGATAATGGACAAGAAAGAAATGGATCAACTGACTGCGCAGCTTGACCAGTTCAAGGCGCAATTTACAACCGAAGTTGAGCGGCAGCGTGTTGAGATTGAACAGTATAAGGTTGTGCTGTCTGAACGCGAGAAGCTTATCGAAGAGGCTCGGCTCAAGCAGCAAGAAACGTTAGACGCTATCAAGATGGCCGGTGAATCTTCGAAGCAATCGGCCACGCCAGCTATTCATATCTATAACCCCGGTGGTAGCAAAGAGATTGTGATGCAACGCGGCGCTGACGGGTCATTGATAGGTAGGTCCACGGATATTTAAGGGTAAGACATGGCTACCGACAACGCCCTAGTTTCCAATAGCTACATTAGCAGTAATCCTGACTTACCGGTGAGGTCTACCGCCAACACTACCGGAAAGCTCTTGCAGCATGTTCGTATCGACGTGGGTGATGGCACCGCTGAATCCCAGGTTACCGCGCTAAATCCGATGCCTGTTACGGGTACGATTAGCGTGCCAGGTGGGGCAACAGAAGCTACGTTATTGGTGGTGTCTGGCAATGTCGCTGATATTGAGACACTAGTCGGTACTACGAACACTACTCTTGCCACCATAAGCGGTAATGTTGATGGAGTAGAGGCGTTAATCGGAACAACTAATTCCACACTAGCAACAATTAGCGGGAACGTAGATGGTGTTGAAACGTTAATAGGTACGACAAACACTACTTTGTCGACTATCAGCACCAACGTTAATGATATTGAAACTCTTGTCGGAACAACTAACACCAGGTTGTCGACTATTATTACTCACGTAGATGGCATCGAGGCTCTTGTTGGTACGACCAACACGACCTTGGCTACGATAAGCGGCAACGTCGACGGCGTTGAGACATTAATAGGTACCACCAACACCACCCTTGGTACTATCAGTACTACGGCCTCAACAATCTCAACTACCGCGTCAACGATAAGCACCACAGCTACGACTATCAGCGGAAACGTTGCTGATATTGAGAACCTGGCCACTACCATTAGTACCAATGTTAACGATATCGAAACCTTGGCCGGTACTATCAACACAAACGTTGCTGATATTGAAACCCTTGCAACCACGATGAGTACCAAGCTTGCCGCGAGTGGGACGAGCGCTATCAAGGTTCAGGGCGCAGTGGCTACGGGAGCTGCAACCTCTGGCACTGCCGCCATACCGATAGCCTTCCAGGATATCTTTGGAAACTCTGTTATCCCCACAGGAATCAACGCTAGCGGGTTTACCGTTATGGGCGTGTGGCCACTTGATGGGTCGTTGAATTTTCAGGACTTCACAGCTAGCGGCGAGGTGTACGCCACTGGGTTTGTAGCAAACGATGCTGTTGATTCAGGTAATCCTATAAAGGTGGGTGGTAAGGCCATCACCAATAACGATGGGCTCACCGCTGTTGCAAGTGCTGATCGTGCAGACTTCACAACAGATCGTAGGAATAGGCTTATAATAGATTCAGACCGCATGTTGATGGCGACAACATCGCTCACTACGGGGAGTGGCGTTACGACGCTTATCGCCGCCCCAGGTGCTGGACTAAAGAGTCAGGTTTACAAGATTCATATCGCTGCAATAATAGAGAGCAACAACGCTCTCGGTAGCTCTGAATCAGAGGGTTTATATTTTAGGTTTGGTGCTAGCGCGTTTGCCGCTCACTCACTATTTACAGGTACCATTTACGACTCCACCAACAAAGAAGTTTGGGGTATTCCGTCGCCAAATCATTTCATAGATTTCTCTCCGGGCCATTGGGATGGTGGTGCAAATGAAGCGTTCCAAGTTGCTATAATGGGGCTAACGCTTGGTAATACATACTCGTTTTACGTATCTGCGTGGTATAGGACCATGCCAACATAAGGTGACAATATGCCAACAATCTTACGAAGAGCCATTCCGATACATGAGCAAGAACGAAGGCTCGACACTCTTGTGCTGCAGATGGTTCAGCGAGAGATAGAACTAGAAGTATTGGCCCAGAGGTTGGTGGCTATGGGGCACCCCCTGCGAGAGATTAGAGATAGTATTGATAGGCTAAAAGTAGCCGGAAGACTTGAGGAAATATTGGGCGAAAGTACTCCGAAATAAAGGAGGTGTCCGTGAGCTTCTACTACCTCTACAACCCGAAGAACTACGGAGACAATACTTGGAAGCATGTTAGTGATGCTATTAAGCGGCGTAGGAAGCCCGACGAGCCTGAACCGACGGAGAAAGTCGAGCTTGTCATTACTAAGGCGAGTGAGGCGCACACTGAAGAGCTTCAGAATCGGATCCGTCAATATAATGATACAGCCGCTCGTATTGCTCAAATAGAAAGCATGGCTCAGATAGAAGCCACAATATTAGAGCTACAGAAATTAGCTCTAGCGAAAATGGCACTAGCTCAAACGATTCTGGAGATGGAGGAGGAGGAGGGTGTCCTACTGTTATTGCTCCTTAACTAGTATGTATATTCTTCACTGCCCTATGGATCAGACCAAGAGAGAGATAGAGCTGCCCGATGAGAGTGACGGCGTTCTCCGCTTCACCCACGGGAAAGTTAGGGATGACGTGCGGCAACGATACGAGAATGAATCCGATGATGGACTTCCAGCGATTGGCGGGAAGGATAGAGAGGATCTTGTCGAGCATGAACAGCATGGGATTACTCCTTAATGATTGCCTTTCTCTAGGATGGGGTAGGTTTGTGATTCTGCATAGGGGGCTTTATGGGGTTATGGCGTAAGGAGTCAAAGTTTACTGGATGCGGTGACCCTCCGATTACAATTAAGGATAAACAGTTTTATGCGGCATGCGCGTGGCACGACGCTGCATATTCTCGTGGCTCATGGCATGAATTTAATCTGACCAGAGCTAGGGTCGACCGAGCCTTTCTAGAGCAGATGCTACAAATTGCAGAGGGTAAACCGCTCGCCGTGGCTAGGGCTTATATATATTTCGGGGTTGTCCGGGCTTTTGGTTGGGCTTGGTGGGAAAGTCAGTAATTAAAGATTAATCATTAAATAATTAAATATAAATAGTTGATTAGCTAGTAAAATCAACCACTTCAATTAAGTTGAATAGTTGGCTCATGGTCACCCGTGGCCAACTATTTTGTGCTAAGCGCCCTTTTCTGGCAGTCACTATGCAAAGTTTGCATAGTATGACCATAATCATTGAAACAGCAGTATTTAATTAATACCAAGCTCACCTAATTATGGCCCGATCAGTTTACGCATGGCGAAATGGCAAGTTCTGCGAAATTACTCCAAACCAGGCGGTAGTTAACGCCCCGTTTGTACAGTCAGACGAATTACCAGACTTGCGACATCCCGTAACAGGCAAACGCTACACGTCTCGGCGTAGATACGAAAAAGATACCGCGGCAATGGGATACACCATCGTCGGTGATGATTTATTAAGCAAGAGACCAGATACCCGCCAAGAATATCTCACTGACGATAAGATAATGGATGCGATCGAGCACGCTGAATCAATCCATAGCAATCCAGACAAACTCAGAGAGCGGCAGTACGAAAATCAAGAACGACTAGCGAGATATAGGCAGTTAATCCATGAAGAATGATAACGAAGTTGTCGAAGAAATGCTCGATACCGCACTTGACGCCGCTGAGGTTAAGCTCAAAGAAGACGCTGACGACACACCCGACACCGAAACCGTAGAAGAGACCGCAGAGGTCGAAGAAGCCCCCGAAGAGCCCGCCGAAACTCCGGAAGTTTCCGATGAAGCCGTAGAGGCCACGCCAACCACACCAGATCCTAAGAGCCAGAAGGTACCCACAAAAACAGCAGCATCAGACGAGGCCGCAAAGCCTAGCTCTAGTGCCAAGCTAGTGAGTGACCCGCCATTCTGGAGTTCTGAGGAAAAGAAGTTGCTTGCACCAGCATCTAGAGAACTGCAGGAGATAGTTGCTAGGAAAGCTGAGCAAGCACAGGAATGGGTCAACCGAATGACCTCGGAATCGCAGCAGGGACGTGAGATAGCTCGGAAAACATCGGAGGTATTTGCTCCATATCAGCAACAGCTGAAAGAGCAGGGTATCTACGATATGCCGGGAGCTATCGGATTAATGGGGAATATGCTCGGGTGGAACAAACTCTTTAAAGAGGATCCACGCACAGCTATTTCTGAATTAATGCGACAAGCAAACCTCACACCACAGCACTTCCTTGGTGATGGAGCCCAACAAGAAGATCAGACCGGCTACAGTAACGACCCACGGGTAGAGCAAGCGCTCGCCGATGCTCAGGAAGCCAAGGAGCTTGCCGAAGAGTATAGGCGACAAGTAGAGCAGACAAAGACGCAATCGATAGAAGCGGAGATTAATCAGTTTCGAAATGGAACTGATTCGCAGGGCAACAACAGAGAACAATTCTCCAGGTTGTACGCTCCGCAGATCTCGACAGTTTATAGTGAGATCATAGCCCGTAATCCGGGCCTCCCTCTCACTCATGCACTCGATCAAGCGTACGAGACTGTCCTATCACAAGCGCGTGCAGCTCACGGCGTTAAAATTCCAGCCCAGACGCAACCAGGCGTACGAGCACCCGCGCAAGCTAAGAAGGCTCAAGCAGCGGCGAGCTCGATACACGGTGCGCCGAGTTCCGGTGTAGGAAGTGGCCGTAAAAAAATAGTAAACATTGATGAGGCTATCGACGCATCGCTTGATGCTCATGGCTTCTCGGCTTAACTTAAAATTCTTATAGGTATATTTTATGACTAGTCCAAATGCGAACTTTGGGGAGTTGCTCTCGACAACTATCCAAATGCTTGAAGAGGGTGGATTGTACGATAACATTCTCACCAAAAACGCGACATCCGCAGCTGTGCCGAAACGTACGGTTGATGGCGGTCCTACTATCGTTGTGCCAGTAATCTGGGCTGAAAACGGCTCATATAAGCGGTACTCCGGCGATGAGCCTTTGAACACCACCAGTAATGACACGATGACCTCGTTTCAATATCCATGGTGTCAGGTGGCTTTGAATATCCAGGCCAATGGTCGGGAGATTCTCCAGAACGCAGGTCGTTCACAGTACAGGGACCTCCTGAAATCTAGGGTAAAAATTGCGAAGCTTTCATTCGAGAACAGCTTCAATGAAGACATGCTCTCGGATGGATCGGCGCCTAATCAGATCGGTGGGTGGCAGTTGATCGCGAGCGATAACGGCACTGGCACGGTTGGTGGTATTGCAAGGGCGTCATACGACTTTGCGAAAAACCAATTCTATCGATGTACAACCGATGGTGGCGCTGCAATGTCGGCGGCCAACATTGTTGCCTACATGGATAGACTTGATCTGTTAATCGCAGGAAAGCGCGGAAATACGAAGGTAATCCTGGCTGATAACACTTCCTTTGGTTACTACGAAGGTAACGTTCATGCGTTGCAACGTATCACCAATGAGAATGGAAAGATGGCGAAACTCGGATTCAAAACTTATGGCTATAAGCAAGCCGAAGTTGTGTTCGAGCCTACTATCAGCGGTATGCCGACAGCAACGCAGTACTGGATCGATCCCGATTGTGTGGATCTTGTAGCGCATTCACAGAGAAATCTTGTGCAATTGCCGCGACGAGAATCTTTCAATCAGGATAGCTTTATTTCGTACCTCGCATGGATGGGGAATTTAGTGGTGAATAACTACTCCCGTCTTGGTGTGCTTAATAACGATTAATCGACTATTTTAAGGGATTTTGTTTATGGCACTTTCAGGAGTTTTTCCGGTCAGTATGACCGGCGCACGATTCGAGGAAACTAGCACAACCGCTCTTTTCCCCGTTGGTACGACTTGTATCGATAATCTTGGTGGGCAATGGTTATATGTAAAGGCAGCGGAGATATTGACCGTGTATAGCCTTTGTCATGTTACTAACGCGTCTATCATACTCGGCACTTGGCTTGCTGAGATGACAGAGATCACCGATATCAACACGGGACCGAAATTTCTCGGCCTTAATCAGGTAGCTTTCGCGGCGTCTGATTATGGTTGGATCGCTCGTGGTCCAGGTGGTGGATTAGGTCGAGGTATCAAGGTTCGTAGCCAGAATGCTACGGCCGGGGCGCTTCTGCATCCACTCTCTGGCACAGCTGGTGCGGTTGATGACGCGAACGTTGACGAGGGTGTGTTGGCAGGTCTGACCACGCTTGTGACGACTACGACCATCGCCAACACGGAAGTCCAGATGACGACCATCTTGACTTGTAACTTGACGGAAGTTGACTAAGTAGTTCTAGGTGGGGGTGCTTGTATAGGCCCCCACCTTTTTAAAAACGACAGAGGAGCATATGGCAATAAGCAGGGTTGAGCAGATAGCTGGGTACGATGGGTTTAAAAACGAGGATGTCGTAAACACCGAAAACCCCTTTGCTGTGCAGGTACACTTCAAGGTTATCTCTGAAGAGATGCCAGCAAAGACTCGTGACATGGGCAAGATTGTCCGAGAGAACTTTGTGTGGATCTTTAAAGAGTGGGACCTCGGGAACTCTGTAGTCTCTCGTCGCATTAGGGATAAAGTTCACTTTGACGAAGCCACTGGTAAGTGGAAAGTGGACTGGTTGGCACCGAACTCTGATATTGAAAAATATACGCCGCAGTGGAATGCGTTCGTTGCTGGTAACACCGACAACCTGGTGGGTACAGCACTTATTCTTATGTTCAAGAATGACCCGAGCAAAGTTGAAAACTATGCCCGTTGGAACATTAAGTATGTCGAGCAGGTGGCGGCGTTAACTGATGATGCTGCACAGTCCTTTGGTATGGGTGGCATGGATGACAAGAAAAAGGCCATAGCCTTCTTAAGTCGCATTGACCAGATGGCGCCATCGGCTAAGACTGAGGCTTTGCTTGCGGATAAAGAGGAAAAGATTGCCTCTCTACAAAAGCAATTGTCTGAGCTATCCTCAAAGGTGTCAGCCATTACAGCTGACTCGGGCGACAAGGATCAAACATCGCCCCGTCGTGGTCGACCACCAAGAAAGCTAGAAGACAGCTCACAAATCACAGCATAATTAAGTAAGAAGAGTAGGAGAACTATTATGGCAGTTTCAAGGGCTACGGCTATTCAGAATCTTATGGGCTTGGGTATGCCGGCGGCGCTTGCTGAGCAGGTGGCGGGATTAGCTGGCGCTGGCATCGTTTATGCCAACGATGCATATCTTCAATGGCGTAACGCCGCCAACTCAGCAAACCTTGATATTATCAAGGTTAATTCAAGTGATGAAACGACTATTAATTCTTCCACTGCCGTTTCTCTTAACCTTGGTGGAAATCCGTATTTTACGCTTCTTTCTAACGGGGATTTCGCTCAGAACTCCACCCGCGGCGGGAATCTTCTTTTGCAGAGAGCCGGAACTGCAGTAGCGCAGTCAGTAGCGACTGGCTTGACGGCTGTCGGTACTACGGTAGCAAACGCTCTCCAGCTTGCGTCAGTCACGAACCTTGTAACCACTGCAGCGGCATCAACTGGTGTGAAGCTTTGGAATTGCCCAATAGGTGGGTCCATCATTGTGCAGAATGCCGGCGCAGCT